TTTCCTAACTGAGTATATAATCCTTGTTCAAAATACCATCTAATCGCTTGCGTGTCACGAACTGATTTACCTATAATATTAGCTACAGCTTGCATAAATTCATCAAATTTTCTTTTCATTGTAATAGTAGGAAATCCATCTTTTATAATGGGTTCGCCTTTATTATTTAAAACAACTTTACCGTTTTTATCTCTAACAAACATATCTCCTATAAGTCTATTCATCGATCTTACATTCCACATATCAACAACATTATTATCAGCTGTTCCATACAGATTAGCCATAAATTCACCAATCTTAGGACCAAAAGCTCTATCCCCTGTATAAATCTCATCCATTTTAACTCCTTTAGATGGACCTAAATTACCGTATTCTTTTCTAAAATTTTGTAATTCTCTTCCTGTCATCTCTGTATGTAAAAACTCTAAGAAAGCTGAAAGACCGTTTTTTTGAATATAATTATTAGCAAGGCTTAATTGTTTAGCTAAGTTAGATCCTCTTACTGTCCAGCCATCTCCCGTATAAGGATTTGTTAAAGGTATTTGACCAGTGTCAGCAAATATATCAGCAACTTGTAAACCTACTTTAAAATCTAAACCAACACTAACTCCTGAGGAAGCTATGGCTGTTGTAAACAAAATTAAATCTTTTAGGTCAGGATTATTTTTAAATTTAGGATTTATTTTTTCAGCTATCTTCATTGCCTTTTTAACTCCTTCATCATACCAACCTTCTCCTGTTACCTCTTGTTGTAGTTGATAATAGATTTCATCAACTGCTTCATTAACCATTTCTTTAAATGCTTTAGGATCATTGATATCTCTAGTAGGTCTTTCGTCAAAAAATCTTGCAATGTCTTCTTTTTTTATTTTTCCTGATTTAGCAATGTCAGCGGTGAAAGGATTAACCATCAAATCAACTGCTGATTCTGGTTTAGGTGTTATTGCAAATAAATCTTCAACGTTGCTTTGTCCTGATTTTCTGTTTTGATCTCTTACTCCTGTAATTCTATCACCTGCAAACTGTCGAAAGCCATAATGCTTTTTTAACTCATTAATTATCTCTTTTAATTCTGAAGGCTTCAAAGGAGATGGAGTTTCTCCACTAGCTTTTTCCTTAGTACCTAAATTAGCAAAGTACTCAACAAAGCCTACATTCTTTTCAGTTCCGTATCCCGTAATATAACCTTGGTTACCCTCTTTTGTTGTAAAGCCAACCATGAAACGAGGATCATCACCTGTAATGTTTTTTAATTCACCTAAATTTTTTCTTTCAGGAAAGTTATTTTCTATATCATAATTTACTTGATCAATGTAGCCACTAAGATCCGCACCTTCTTTTTCAATTCCTTTTTGATTTGCAAAGTCAAGAACAACTCCACTGGGGGTTTGAATTACTTTTTCTGTTCCTAATCTATTTAAAACTTCTTTACCTTTATTTTTTGCTGGTTCTTTAGTTTGAAAACCTGCTCCAGTTCCTTTCTCATAGGGAATAGGGGTACCACCAAACTGTTCCGCTGTGGGATCTAGTATTTCTTTTGTTTTGTTATTTTGTAAAAACCAGTGTGTATCTCCCTCAGGTAATCCCTCAGGAAAATCTTTGGATTTTAAATACTTTGGAGTGAATCCATTAAACTTTCCCCATTTATGGTACAATGCCTCTGCTGCCGCATAACACTGACCACAACTAATATCAGAATCTTTTTCTAGTTTAGCTAAATATTGAGGACTCAATAAATCAGTAGACAATACTTCTCTTATTTGTTGTTTAAAAACTCTATCAAGAGGGTGATACTTGGGTTCAACAGTAGGAGTAACATCCGCTCCCACCGCCTGCTTTGGAGGTGCTACTTCAATTGTGTCATAGACAGGGTGTTTCTTTCCTCGAACATCAATCTCTCCCACTTTGTTACCAAAAATTAAATCATCATAGGCAGTCGGTCTTAGTCGAGGCTCACTTTTTTGATTAGGATAATACTTGAGCTGAGTATCAGCGGTCATGTCAGTATTCAAGGTATAATAATGCTTAGTAATTGATTTTCCTTCAGGAGACTTCTCCCCTCTTTCAATAGAAACTAAAAAATTATCGTTACCGTTCTCAGGTTTATCTAACCATTTCCACCCTGCTGATTTTTTAAATAAATTTACTTTTACTTTTTTAGACTTAACTCCCTCTGGTTTTTCAATATCTCTATTAATAACATTTTGAACATCAAACTTTGGAACACCCTCAGGGGTCACAGAAATATTGGCAGTGTTGAATGTTTTATCTTTGAGATCAACATTCTTACCATCTACATTAGCCATGTAGACTCCCTCATTCTCACTCATTCCTTTGTCAATGGCTACCTTCTTTGGAACAGGTTTAACATTGATTGGAGTATTATCTGGAATATCTTTAACCTCTACTTTTGGTATCTCTGTTTTACTTATAGTTGGTGAGGGAAGTCCATCCTCTCGCAGTGGCATCAAATTAAGATTGCCTGTTTCTCTAGCAGAGCCAAATGTTTCTCTTCGAACGAGTTCCATGAACTGCGCTCTATTTAAATTTAAGTCGCCGCCATATGTTTTATCGCCAACGTTAATCGATCCATCCTTATTAACGGTAGCATTTACCACACCCTTCTTTGAGGGTATTTTAATGGTGACGGGAGCCTCTCCCCCTTTGCCTATCAGAAAAGTATTCAAGTCACGAAACAGTTGTCTTCCTGTGGTTTCATCTCCTGTGACATTGGCAATGAGATCACCAACGTACGCTGTTCCCACTGTAAAGGGAGAGAAGCCTGCGGTGATTGCTAAATTCGTTCCTGTTGATAGATAGCCTAAGGCTTTCAGAGCGTTCTTTGCAACAGGGTCATCGGCAAAATCCTCATCGAGTTGCTTTAATCCTTCGCTGTGTACATCCATAATTCCTTTGAATGCATTACCCAACTCTTTAATATTTTTTTCGGTGATATCGAAGCGACCACGATCGCCTGGTGCTTTGGATAAATCTATTTTGGATGTGTCGGTGAAAAAGGGAAGCTTGTCTAAGAACGACTGCTCGCTGACCGCTGTCTGCGGAAACACTGCTTCTCCCTCTGGTTGTCCTGGCGCATCGGGGATAAGGAGAGACTCTAATCCTCTCATGGATGCGTCTTCCGCTTGCCGATATGTCGGTGCAGGTTTCGCCGAAAAATTCAGCATATCTGATATTAACGCATCATCTATTATAAACTTAGAAGCCATCTAGTCACCTTCCACTGTCCGCGGTTCGCTGTTCATATCATCCTGAACGATCAGACCACGATCCTGTTGAATGCCTAGCTTATCATAGTTTTGTAAAACTTTAATTAATTCTTCTTTGCTCATACTATCGAGCGAGTTCTCCACTTGCGCTTTATTATCGTAGAAGCCTGCCACCCGACCGCGGTTCACCTCTGCATTAACGGCAGCAGAGTAGTGCTTACCCTCGAGTGCCGCTTCGCGGATATCTTTCAGCGATGAGAGGTGCGATGCCATCGAAACGCCAGCCGTCTCATACAAATCTTGTTTTAATTCATTAACTGCCTCCACAACAAAGGGGCTTATCTGAGGATTAAGTAATTCGTGGGCAGTTTGTCTTGCCCTATCCTTCGAGTATCCCGCTTGGCGTGCCGCCTCCGCCGCAGATATTTTACCTGTCAGCGTTCCCTGAACATAGTTTGTCACAAACAGCATTTGCTTGGGGGTTAATTTTTGTTTTAGTCTCCTGTCTTCAGGATTAATTAATTTTTTAGTAGTACTCATATTTGTCATGTCTCACTGGTTCATCAATATCCTCGTCATCATCATATAATTTGACGAAGTTTCCTTCTCGATATCTTATCAGAGCTAATGTAGTCGCGTCAACTAAGTCATCGTGCTCTCCATAAGGAAAAGATGCTAATTCCTCTTGTAATTCTAGTGCCCAACTGTCATCGGTCCGCCAAACGTGACCCGCTTCAAAGATAGGGGAGACTGTATTCAAGCGAACATGTTTGTCCATACCGCGGTTCGGGGAAAATGCGGTAGCATAAACGCCAAATCGTCTAAGCTCATGTATCAAGGGTGTCCCTGATGCCTTTGCCTCAATAATTACACTGTCAGGATCAAATTTTTGTAATTGTTGCTTGGCAACCTGCTTTAATTCAGGAAAATCCCACCGACCTTTAGTGGATGCAAGTAATATTAAATGCGTTTCGGGTCCTTCGTCTGGATGAAAGATACCCCAAGTGGTAATTGCAGAGTAGTCAGCGGTTTCTTTTTTAGAAAATGCAGTGTCATAGCTTTGAATAATGAAAGCGCACTCTGGTGGATGAGGTTTTTCCCAAATATTCCACCACTCACGTTTAATAATACTAGTTCCATCATAGGTGGGGTTTTGTTGCCACTGGGCATTCCACTTACTTGGTACCAGCGAAGCCTTAACTTTATCTAATTCTTCTAGTTTCCAGTACTGAGGCCAAATAGGTTTACGTTTCTCTTCATCGTCATCATCTAAGATAGCAGGAAACTCTATAACTTCCCACTTATCTGCCTTTGGTTCTGCCATTTTCTTAACCAAGTTAGCAGTTAAGTCTTTTTGAGACCATCTTGTCATCACAATTGCAATTGATCCACCAGGTTGTAAACGCTGTCGAGGACCCGAGGTATACCATTCATAGGCATTCTCCATTGCAGTTGATGATAATGCATCCTGTTCACTATGTGGATCGTCAATAATCAATAAATCCGCACCACGACCAGTAATAGCACCTCCAACACCAGCCGCAAAATACTCACCACCATGATTTGTTTCCCATCTACCAGCAGCTTGGTTGTCCGTTCGTAGAGTTACATTAGGAAAGATGCGTTTATATTCTTTAGTGTTCATTAAGTTTCTTATTTTTCTACCAAACCTGACGGCAAGCTCACCTGTGTGCGTTGCCTGAATAATTTTTAATCTAGGATTAAGTCCCATCATCCACGCTGGGAACAGATAACTAGCAAACTCGGACTTTGTGTGTCTTGGGGGCATATTAATAATCAATCTCTGCGCCTTATCAGCTGAAAATTTTTGAAATTGTTCAGAGGTTCTTAAATGATGGGGTCCTTCTACGAACTCTGGCCATACCGCCTTTACAAAACTCATGAAATTTGCTCTAGCAAATTCTTGTTCTTGCTTTTGACGAAGTAAAACCATCGCCTTTAATTGTTGTGT